ATCACAACTATGCGTCCTGCGTGTAGATGTAAAGATCAGTACCATCTAAGTATGCTCTGACTGTTCCTGCAGTTTCTTCAGAGGCATAGCCAAGCACAGGAATAACATCAATCTCTTGCTTAACATAAGCAGTGGTAGCAATCTTAGTTGAGTCATCAGCCGTTGCTTGTGTAGGTGCTGTAGGATTACCTGTTAAATCAGGAGACGCTAGGGGTGCAAATGAGTTAGCAACAAAGGCTGTCGTTGCAATAGAGGTATCTGCTGTACCTGCCGCTTTCGTAGGAGCCGTAGGTGTACCTGAAAATGCAGGAGATGCAATGTCTGCTTTAGAGTTGATTGCAGTTTGTATGTTGTTAAACTCATCATCAATCTCTGTACCTTTGATAACCTTAAGCGGTTCGCTAGTTTGCAGAGTATCTTTGCTTGCAAAGTTTGTTGATTTAGTATAGTTACTCATTATAGAATCCTGCCCTGTTTAACATAGATGTCCATCTTTTGTATTGATAAAGCACCGCCATTGACATCTGCTTCAAACCCTAACTGCATGACGTTACCTGAACCTGATGCGGCAATACGAATGGTATCGACTAAGACACCACCAGAGTATTCAGAGGCAAAGTCTACAGCTTTTACATACAGTGTTGTTTCTGTACGGCTACCGTCATCTTGATGATAGTAATAACCATCTGCATCTAAGTACACCAATAACGGTACATTGTACACAGCATCTTGTGTTAGCTGAAAGTCAACCGTATAGTGTTCATCTGGTGTGGTATCTTCATTGGTAACGGTTGTTGATGTCTGACTAACTGATGGCGTTGCTGTAGTTAAACCATACTTACCAATTGTCTCAGACGGGGCGTTAGCACCATACTCATAGATTGTACCTTGACGTACATCCAACGAGTAAGACTGGTAGATGTCACTGTAATCAAATCCAGACTTGACAACAAAGTTCTGACCAATTGCGCCAATCACTGTAATACTCAGACGCTTGAGTATCTTACTAATAGACGCATCTCCAAGATCAAAGTAGTTTGTAAAGTAGGTCATACGATACTGACTACCGTTGTCTTGGTGTCCGAAATACTGAGCAAGACCATCTTCATGAGTCATGTATACTGTGCCATCAAACGCAAGCCATGACGTAAAGTTCATATTATCCCAAACAGTCACACGGGCAGAGCCATCTTGTAGCGGCCCTCGCATATCAAAGCAGTACACTTTGTTTGTTGATGGGAACGCCAGAAGATAAAAAGCATAACGCTCTGAGTACACTGCTTTGATGTTTGAGTTAACCTCAGATTCTAAGAACTGTACAAGATCATCACGCACGTTCTTAGACAACTCACGCATTGGTGTGGACTTTTCTTGAATGACTCGTCCAAGGCTACGCAAGCCTGACTCCGATAAGAAAAGAATATCACCGCCTGTGTTTACAATAGAGTCACGAGCAATACAACCTACACCTGAGATAACTTCTACAAGTTGTAATGTTGTAGGGTCAAGGTAGGTCTGTGCTGTATCGCTATCACCAAAGATAATAATGTTTGACTTACAGAAGACAATCAAGAAACCATTGTGTGCACCTAAGCCGATGATCTCATCGTTACCGTACACAAGGATACTTGAAATATCTAAACTACCCGCCGTACCTCCATCCCAGTCTGTACCATCAAGCAAGTTAGACCAATACAAAGTTGTCTTGTTTGTTGCTGTGCTAGCCGCCCATACTCGACCATACGCTGATAGTGCTACGTTGGCTTCGGGAGGTGTGTCGTGATACCAAGCCGCTGTAATTGTTCCTGTAGCAGGATTGTTAGAATTAGAGTTTGGCATTGTATACGTATATGTATTGGTGTCTGTTACGGTAATAGTAAACGTACCATTAAATACAGCTTCATTCGCCCCACTAATTGTAACAGGGTTGCCTGATGTAAACCCATGACTTGTGTGCGTAACAGTTGCGGTAGTAGACTGTGATGTAATGGTTACAGTTGCAGTACTTAACGCATCGCTCATGTCTTTGACTTCACCAGAAACTGTGTCAAAGAATAATGGTTCGTACCCTGCTTGGAACAAGTATGCCGCATCGTTTAATGTAACAGCTTGCCAGTTACCTTCAGTAATTGTCTGACTACCTGAGTATGTAACAGCAGACAGTGTACCACCTGAGTAGATGTAAAAACCAGTATCAGACCATGCACCAAAGTATTCAGTTGCATCAATATCAACAAACCGATGCATACCCTTAAGGTCTACTCCGGTAGACTCAGCAAGAAACTGCCAACCCTTTCTAGCACCTAAGCGTCCAAACTTATCAATCACGCAGTTGGTTGCTTGCAGGGCAAAGCCAGAGTCCAAAGTAATGCCAGACTCTTGAGTGTTAAGACCAAAAAATCCCGGTGCGGCAATACTTGAAGACTGTAATGGTTTTGTCATGGAGTCGTCCAGATTAACTCTTCAGGATGCTTAGCTTGATCAAAGGACAAAGCATCGTTTAAGGCACGATTAGCTGTGTTGTATGCTGACATTCCTGCCATGCCTCCGTCTTCGCCTCGTTCTTCGACAGCCTTGGCATACGCTAAGAACATAATCGGACGATCAGGAGCATAGATAATATCAGTATCATTAGTAACAACAGTGGGACGTATTACAAGGTTGAAACGTAATTGGTACTCACCGTCTGGCTTAGGATAGACTTCTGCAATAGTGTCGCCATTAATATCAACACCATTGAAACTATAATACAGGGGAGAACCTGACTGAACGCTAGAAATATTTAAATAGTTTCTTGTCATTACGTCAGCGTTCATGTAACGCATAAAGTTATTTGTTGTATCATTCACAACATTTAAGACTTTCATACGTGTGCCAGAGTCTGTCAACACATACGCAAAAGAATCTGCTGTAGTTGTAGCAGTTATAGTAGTTCTTAAATGAGACCAATCCCAAGCGTTTTCAACTTCTTCCTTGGCATCATTAACAAAGTCACCAATAAGTTTACTGTATGCTGTCTCGTTTACTGTAGAGACCTCTCGCTCTCTTAAGCGTCTAAGAACATTATTTACTATTTCAAGATACGTCATTTGCGTTTCCTACTTAAGAGATTAATATTATAGCATACTTTTGCTACTTTGTCAACCCCTACCACTTAACTTTATCAGCCCAATAAGCCGCTGACATTTTACCTTTACTGATGTTGCGTCCATGACGAGCTTTAAATGATGCACGTTTCTTCTTCATGCGATCACTCTCACCTGCTTTAGGCTTGCCTGCAGTCTTAGCACCTTGCTCGCCAAACCGAATAGTCTTAACTTGGTCACCTTGTTTAGCCACCACAACGTGTGACTTCTTTGGGTGGTTAGGTGTACGCTTTGGTTTGTTGTAACCACTAACACCTGCTCTCTCAAGTCTTGAGTCTTTCTTACTTGGCATTGGTCTTTCTCCGTTTGCCTGATGCTGTTACTTTATGTTTGATCTTTGCGGGTCCAGTCTTACGTGTTGTGCTTGACTTCTTCTCTGCCGCTGTCATCTTCTGTGCTACTGCTTTAGGACGACAAGAAGGATAAGGTCTTTTGCTTTTACCTTTGGCTGACTTGCGACCACACTCTTTACCAGTCTTGAGGTCACGCCAGTCTTCCTTGAACCATTTGGTCAGACCACCTTTAGGCTTACTTGTACTTCCCGCCACGTTTCTTATACTCCTTAGTGAGCCATCCACTAGCATACGCAGAAGGCCAGACCTTATACTTTTTCTTAGCCTCAGCCTTTACACGGTTGTACAATGCCTTGTTTGTAGGCGTAGCCATTACTTCTTACCTAAACACTTACCTGCGGCTTTACACTTAGCTTTAGACTTACAACCTGCACAAGTCTTAAATGCTTTCTTCGCTGTAGGCTTCTTTTTACCATACATCATTTCTTTATCATCTCCATAACTCCTTTACCGGCTTTGACACCAAAGGAGGCTAGTACAATTACCATGAGAATCTCATGATACCAAGTCGGCAAAGTTGCCAATGCTGTGAACCCTGATTGGATATGCTCTACCATGCTTGGTATAAAGACAAGGATCAGAGGTATGCTGAACACTATCGTTAACCACTCGTCTTTCCACGAGTTCTTTGACGCTTCTGCCATGATGCGTTCCCAATCCGCTGTGGACTGTGCCGCTGTTTTCAGTGCTGTGGCTTTGGCCTCTGCGGTGGCCTTGGTTGATTCCGCCTTGGCACTGACCCATGTACCTGCCAAGTTCGTGATAGCTGTGACTAACCCAATCATGAGGCATTTCCTGTTACGTCCGTTTGTACACACACTGCTTCATAGTTCATCTTAGGCTGTGGTGCTGTTGCCATGAAATACTCACGGGCTTCAAAGCACTCGTCCATTGTTGCAAATGGCCCTTGAGGATAGACAGCGTAGCCGTCAGACTGAATTAGGATTGCAAATAATAACCACATAGGTGACCTACTGTTTACTGAGCCAGTAGAAGATGTATATTACCAAGCCAATGGCTGAGAGAACGCTAACGCCCAAACCGATGCTAATACAAATATCAACAATTTGTTTTTTACGTTTAGCTTTTTTGGCTTTCTCAGCTTTTTCTGCGGCTTCACGGCTTTCCTTCATCTTCCTTTGGTAGTCTAACCAATCTGTCCATAACCCGGCTCGCCCTTGCCAGATCATCATTTGCTTCAGAGCCTCCTCGTATTCTTTAAGTTGCTCTGTTGCCATGAACGCTTCAAGGTCAGACTTATATCCGTGTTCATGTGCTTTCTTTTGTATCTCAGCCTTGAGGCCAAAGTAGTCTGCTAGTGCCTGTCCTGCTTCATACA